ACGCCATTCCATAGACCTCTGTCGGGCTTCGCCCAAGTAACTCTTATCTGTCGGTTTTCAATAGCTGTTAGTTGCAGATTTTTGATACTCGCAATCCCAAAAACCTTAAGAACCATTTTTCGAAGGAGACCCACGGAAATAGTTACCTCTGCATTTTTTCCATCCCCGTAGTCGGCTCTTGGATTGCTTTTTGACTTTTTGTAGATACCTGCAGGTAAAGGCAGATTCATTTCCGAACCGGAGTTAATAAAAGGTGTACCGTCTCCTAGAACGGCTGTTGTTCCTCTATTCTTTCCGTTTACTCCACCAAGCGGTATAAATACTTCACTCATTACTTACTCACCCCCTTAAGTTTTACTTTAAAATCTTCATCAGGTTTCTCTGCTGCACAATAAAAAGTCACATATCCGTCTGTAACCTCTGCGCTTGTAATTAGTCCAGACATTTCGTCATAGGTCTCGATATCTGTAGGACTTGAAGTCTTAGTGTGTGCCTTTCCCATAGATATGGAGTCTGTGGCCTTAGCCGTTGGAACGGATACTTTCTGGGAGTATGGCGCAGAAGAGGACCAGTTACTCGCAGACAAAATGACCGTTACCTCTTTCGTATTGGCTAATGATAAAATCGGCTTCAAAGTACTATCCAGTTTATCCATATTTTCATTAAGCTTTTCAATATCTATAAAGTCCGTTTTATCCGGTTTGTTCAGTTTCAATTTTTCTGTTTGCGTCATGATACTCCTTTCTGCCATCTCTCATTCTGATAAGCATCTTCCCATGTGTACGAATTCATTTCTCCCCAAGTTTTCTTGCTGAAGTTCCTCCAGCGGTTATAAATAACATGAATTTCAAAGTGCATATTCATCGGTATCATCTGCTCTGCAGTTTCTCTTATAAAATCAAGTGATCTAAGACTCGCAAGCTTAACGGGAATAATGACAGTGAACCCTTCCACCAGTACATCCGTGTTCCCTTCCCCACTAGTATTCCCTAGTACTTCTTTAAGTTTTCGTAGTGTGTAAGGAAGTGCTCTATTTTTGATAGCAAGAAGCCTTTGTCTTCTATCCTCCTCTGTATCGCTGTCCAAAGGACGAATGCGGAGAAATTGCTCCATTTTTGAAAGACCTTCTTCCGTCATAGAAGATATAAATCTATCCTTTAGCCATGTCTCTGCTCTCAGCCACGCAAGAGTAAACTCCGGATTTTCACTTTTACCCATAGCTTGAAAGTCTTTTAAAGCCTTCAGGAACCCCGGCAGATTTACTAATAGATCTGTGTTCTCCATTTATCCCTCCGAAACAATCTTCAATATCGGTATTTCATCTTCAGCAAGGCTCAGATTATCCGCATCATCATTTATTTTCGTGTTCTTGATATCCACGATACCCTCAACGGCCAAAAGTCTTGCTGTAATTTGCACGTGCCGAACTACTGCATTTTCCTTGACCCAATCCTTCCTTAGCTCCAACATATACTTTTCTATCGCTTCTTTAATTTGACTCTCCAGTGCAGAAAAGCTGTATCCGCTGGCAAAGGTAAATTGACCCGATATTGTAATCTCTTTCTCCTTAGGTGTCCCCACAAGGACTGTATGCCCGATGGGTGCAAGGCCGTAGCCTTCTCCATGTAAAGGATCTATTTTTTCCTGTACTTGTCGGATAAGCTCTGTACTGGCTTTTGCAAAAGTGGTATCCAGTATTTTAACTGACACGCTTCCGCCCAAAGAAAGGGCACTTTTCTGTATCAGTTCATATACAAGACTTACCCACTTCTTTTTATCTTCGCTTCCTGATAGACCTTTTATCCATGCCTCAGTCCCTTCCGGAGGATTGATAGCGTCTTTATTCACATCGTTTCCGGGAATTCTTTTCACCCTACACGCACCCACACCGGGAATCGCAAGAACCTTCTCCATGTAATCATCTCTGTTTCCACCAAACGCTACTGATTTATAGGAGTTAAAGAAGCGTTCCCTTAGACTGTCCGTGCTTTCCTCATCTTCTCCGGGGATAAGCAGCTCGGAGATGTTCACCTCTTCCAGCTTATCAATATAGCCGATAGGAATGATTTTTCCATATGTTTTATTTCCTACTATACCCGGTTCTTCGCATTCAACCTTATAGGATCCGGGGGCAATCTTTTCAATTACTTTGTAGTTTGCGGTATCTCCTGTAAACCGTTCCCCTATAGGTAGTTCCACATCGGATGGCGTGGCGGATATTCTAAGGATTGCTTTGGTAGCCGGTTCCGGAATGATTCCCCGGTCCTTTGCCCTCATAATGACAAATTCTCGGTCCGCGGTATCGGTGAAGGCCTGTCTTAGCATCCAATCAAGCTCTGTGTAAAGCGTAGCCAGTTCGATAGCACTTAGTGCGTTTGCGGTATATAGTAGCGACCCTTCCTGCTTATCTATATCCCCTTCCACTCTGGAGAGCATTCTCCCCAAGATGGTTTCCATATTCTGATTCTCATACATTTTCAGATACCTCTATCTTTCCCAGCTTTGTCTTAACTGTGAATTTGATACTTAACTTCGGTCCGGTCTTACTTACTTGGAAATCATCTAGACCCGTGATGTAAGGGTGAATTTTTAAAGCTTCTTCTATTTCCGCTCTGCTGTCCGCTTCCAGATACTCTTCCGTAGTGGTCTGCCCGAGATATTTCTCTAAAGATACACCATACTGCCAAGAATACAGGGCATATCGAAATCGCTCCGTGTGCATACAGCACCACACCCAAACACGAATTGCATCCAGCCCCTCCACAATCCTTCCGGTAAGGCGATTTTCTTTAAAATCTATCTCATACTCCCGAGGGAAGTAATCATCAGCTGATAGGTTTTCTTTAACATCATAAAAAGACGGTAACAGACTCATAGGCTCACCACCCTATCAATAATTACAAATTTTGAGTCGGAAATCTGATACACAAGCACGGTATCTCCGGCTTTAAGTTTCTCCCAGTATTTACTCTTGTCCGTACAAGGACCTCCGTTAGGAGGAGCGTTCAAGAATGCTTGCACGCACACGCGATCTGTTAAGTGCTGACTTATTAGTAGATCCTCCTTCGCCAGTTCCAACTTTCCCAGTTTTAGTGAGTCCGGTCCTGTCATTACCGCGAGTTTTAATTCTCTTGTTTCCCTTTCCCTTGGAATTAGATCCGCTAGATTGCTCTCCCACATTCTTTTTATCCTCTTTCTTATCATCAAAGTTTTTTTCGTCCATGACGGAGTCGAAACGAATATCGAGATCCATTTTATAAGATTCCCCGTCGAAACTATGCCTATCAGAACTTATCCAATATTTGCCATTGAGCCCCGTAGCGGAGTCCTTGATATTCACAAAATAACAGCTTAAGCAGTTAATATCACCTAAAGCACTTATCTTTATCTCTTGCTTGGGCTGTACGCTCATGAGGGCATTCGCCGATTGCGCAGAATCCTTTTCACCCTTTTTAAATATTTTTTGAAAAACACCGAATTTCTTTATAGATCCGTCATCTTTTACTTCGCCCACCTGATTTCCTTTGTCGTCATAAATCTTTACTCTGTTTACGATGGTCTCCATAGTTTCGGTAAGGCTCGCGGCAGTAATATTTTCCATCTCGGACAGGATAAAGTTCTTTACGCTCCATTCAGTCTTATAGACTGCAAAGCCTCTTTTATAAATCATCGGGAAATATTTATCCTTTGTTATCTGATGCGCTTTTGTATAGGCTCCCATAATGATTTCATAAATCCCTTTATCGTCACAAAGTAAAGAGGGGATATTCACACCTGTTGGATGTAAATGTCTTATGGGTATCTGCATATCATCCAGGACCTGTTTTGCTATACCTTCTGCTGTTAAATTTTTAAAATTATACTGCCCGGTGCTTTCCAGAAGGTTTTTCATCATGTCATAGGCCGTATAACTTATAGTGCCTATGTTAGCGCTTCTTTCTACCCCAAAAATCTGGCCATAAAAAACCTCTTCACCATTGTAGGAGAAGCTCACAAAATCCCCCGTAGCCACCTTCGGAAGATTAAAACTGTCATTCGGGGCGTTAATCATGTCGAAACTAAGCTCTCTTGCCGCTTGACTTGCCGAACCACTCCACTCCACTTTAGAAACAGGTATGTTATACTGTCCGGACTCTTTAATCAGTGTTACTACCATTCTACCCTCCCGGTATAATCAGCCGTTGACCCGGATAAATCCTATTCGGATTTCCTCCTATCACGCTACGGTTCGCGTTATAGATCTGCTTCCAGTTAGAGGAGCCGGTTAAACGTTTCGCTATAGCAGTAAGGGTGTCCCCTTTCTTAACCGTGTACTCCTGCGTAGACCTTTGTGGTTCCGTTCGTTGACTCTCTTGAGCCTGAGCTGTATCGACTCCTTGCCCTCCCGAGGCATTGTCTTGTACTACTGAAGACCTAGACGCACTTATATGCCGATATTCTTTAAAGCTGATTGTGTAGCTAATATCACCGGTGCCGTCGTTTTCTCCCCATTCAAAAGATTCTATTGTGCAAGTCATACGTAGAGGACTCCCGGTAATTACGAGCTTCACAGTACCCACCTGCTTCATCCGTTCAATAGCGTTTACATATTGCAAAGGCTTTAGAATCCGCCCTTTCCTACAATATGAGGAATCCTTCCGAAAAGGAAAAAAGGAGCTAAACGATACGGATCGTAAGCCCCTCTTTCCTTTAAGAGATATTTCCCCTATCCCTATAATATTTTCTGTTTGATTATTCTGTTTGCTCTGCACCTTGTACTCGGAAGGCAGTACAGGGATTGAGATACTGTTAAGCCATATTTCCACTAAAAGTCCACCCCCCTCTGTTACTTACCGCCATAGATAGCTTCCTAGCTATAGCATCTCCAATCTTATTAATATCTGCTTCTTCGCGGACTGTGAAATTGTTTCCCGTGACATTTACCGATATGTTGTTACCGGACATTCTCGCGCCCTCTGCTCTAGCCATAGCCACAGACTTGTCATGAGGATAGATTCTTGTACCTCGAGGAAGGTCTAATATTTCTCCGCCACGCTCACTGACTTGAACAAGACCGCCTACCCAGTTATCTGTTCCACCAGCCATTTTAGGAAGTGTTCCAAGTGTTCTTCCGGTATGATCAGTTGCCGGTATCTCCGGAAGCTTAATACTAGCCACCGTATCAATAATATTTTGGATGATTCCTAGGATACCGTCTAATACACCGTGGAAGAAAGAGCCTATAGCTGTCGCTATTCCGTTTACTATCATTTTTAGGCCTTCCCACGCCTTACTCCAGTCTCCTGTAAATACTCCTGTTATGAAGGTTATAATGCCGGTTAGCACCTTTAGTACTCCGTCCACAACGCCTACAACAATTCCAACTATAGAGGAAATTACTCCTACAGCGGTTCCTATGGCCCTAACCAAAGTCTGCTCAAAAAACTTGGCCAGTGCTTCTCTTGGACCCTTTGTGGATTCCAGAAAAGTTGTAAAAGTCTCTTTTATACTGTGGATGTGTGCCTTAATCCTATCGAACACCGGACTAAAACGACTAAGAGACTGCTTAAAGGTGTCAAAGTTTTTCCGTACCAAAAGCACTATGCCGATTAAAACTAAAATTGCTGCAATTACTAACCCAACCGGGCCGGTAATTACCGCTATAAAACCGCCGGCTTTAGAAACAAGTGCGAACACTTTAATGACGATACCGACTATTTTAACCAGCTTTCCGAAGACAATAAGCATTGGCCCTATACTGGCTACTAAGGCGATATTTTTGAGTACAGCCTTAATCTGCTCGTCGCTCATGCCATTCAGCTTATCCGCGAGTTTTTGCGCCCATTCTACAAATTGTTTTAAGTAGGGCAGTATAAAGTCTCCGATTCTAATGGCGATACCCTCGATAGCTGACTTTAAAAGAGTTAATTGTCCGTTTAGGTTATCAAGTCTTCCAGATGCCGCTTCCCCGGCCGCACCACTTGCGCCTTTGATACTGCTTTCAAGGCTGTCATAGGCGTCATCGGTGGAATTAATTACGGCGAGCATTCCTGCCGTAGCGGTTTTCCCGAATATCTGGTTGGCATAGAAGAGCTTTTGCTCTTCAGTAAGTCCGGAAAATCCTTTCTTCATATCATGCATAACATCGGAAAAGGATTTCATCGTGCCGTCACTGTTCGTCATGGAGATTCCCAGCTCTCCCATTGCTTTTTTCACTTCTTTGGAATCTCCCGTCATATTGAGAAGTGCGGTTCTAAGAGTCGTACCGGCTTGAGAGCCATCAATAGACGCGTTTCCCATGATACCGATTGCCGTGTTCACTTCTGCGAAATCATAGCCGAGTGTTCCGGCAAGGGAGCCGACATACTTATAGGATTCCCCGAGACCGAGCATATCCGTCTTTGTATTCGTGAAAGTCGCAGTCATGATATCCGCATACTTACTTGCATTGTCCGCAGTATCGCCGAAACCAGCTAATGCCCCAACCATGACATCCGTAGCTTCTGCTAGACCTATTCCTCCGGCGCTGGCGGCAGAAAGGATTCCATCTAAGCCCTCCATGTTCTGCTTAGCATCCCAGCCGGCCATTGCGGTATACTGCATAGCCTCCCCGACTTCTCTTGCGGTCCATGCAGTGGTAGCTCCTAAGTGCTTTGCTTGCTCTACAAGGCCGTTATCCCATTTTTCCCCCATGATGGCTTTTACACCACTCATAGAACTTTCAAAATCCGCCGCAGTCTTCACCGCCGCAGCTCCCGCGCCGACTATGGGTACGGTTACTGCCGCAGTAATTGCTGTTCCGGTACTTGCTATAGAATCCCCGGCTTTCTGAATATCCCCCGCAATACGCATCGTTCCCTTATCCATCGCAGTAATTGCCGCAAGGGATTTTTGAAAACCGCCCGTAAACTTATCTACGAGTCTTAGCGTTACGTCTACTGTTCTATTTGCCATTCTTTCCTCCTCTGTTCCATCTCTACCTGAAGGAAGGCATACACAATCTGTTTTTCCCCGTACCCGAGATTAAAGAAGTCCGACGGCTTCCAGTGATGCAAACGAAAAAGCCAATACATCGCGTTCGTTTCGCTATCGGACTCGATTAGTTTTTTACTTCTTTAACTTCTTCCTCTTCCAGAAAGCCGGAGAACTTAGTGACCTTGTCAGCAAGAGCAGACAGTTCCATTCCGGGAAAAAATAAAAAAGCCAAGTCCTTAGGACTGGCTACTCCAAAATGCTTCTGCAGTTCTTTATCTTTAAGGCTTGGCTCCAGAAGGGCTTCACAAATTATCAAAGCGTTTACGTCATAAGCCTTCGCATAATCTACTCCGCCCTTATCACTCATGGCTGTAGATGCAAGGGACGTATACTCCTTTCCGGATAATGCTCTAAACTTAAGCATTACCTCCTCCCCCATAATCTTTGTTAGGCTCTTCGCCTTCACTTCTAAGAACTTTTCCTTTTGAAATTCACCTTTGTCAATCTGTAAAAGTTTTTGCGTTAAACTCATGCTTCCTCCTATTTCACAACATTAGAAATGCCTTGAATCAGTCTTGCCGCTTTCTTCATCAGACTATTTTCTTCAAGATACTCCAATCCCTTTAAAGTAATTTCCGGTCTTGTAAGCTTAATTCTCGGATAAAAATCCCCGAAACTCTCAAGCACCTCTCCTCCGGAGATATACCCCTCTTTAAGCAGCATACTCATTATTCTTGACCACTTAGGTAAAGACAGATTCAAGGATTCATGGGACAAAAGCTTCTTGTCCCAGTCCTCGAAATCCATAGACTTATGGAGAATACTAAGTATCTTATATATACTTTTAAACTCCTCCATAATTGCCTCCTAAATTGTGTCGATGAAATCCCAGTCCTCACAAGTAAAGCTGTAGGACTCTTCCGCATTCTTTCCATGCTCCCAATCTGCAAGGATTGCTTTATCGAACTTGCAGCCGTATGCAACTACGCGCTCTGTTCCGAGCCCGGCAGGGTCCGCAAGCTTGGAAATGATTTTAAAGTTCGGAACCTTACCCACCTTAAGTCCGTCAGAAACTTTCTTTGCGAGGAAAGAGGAAATCTTATGTAGCTTAACCTCCCCTTTTGCCTCTACTCCGGTAAGCTTCTGCCCATCCATAAGGCTTCTTGTTCTGGAAATCGCGGTGTACTTAGCATTAATCTCCAGCTTAAAAGACGTGACTTCTGCCATATAGGTATCATCTACCCAAAGTTCTCCCCAGGTACCGTTAATGACCTGATCAGATACAAAACCTTCCATAGTATCTCCTTTCTTATAAATAGATTTCCAAGTCCATATCTTCCATTGCATCGAGGATGGAGATATTTGCTTTTAAGAATACCCTAGAGCCGGTATTTTCTTCCTTCAAATCTTGCTCTGAAAGATTGTTTACATCCTTACCCTGCTGCTTTAAATAATCTCTCTGCCCGTCAAGGTCCAGATAGCACTCACCCTTAGACAGGAGATTAGACCGAATAAGTCCGGCAAAGTAGGAGTTAATGGCGGTAATGAGCAAGCACTTATTGTCATAAGTATTTGCGTATCGTCCGACATAGGTATCTTCCCAAGCCCTCCGGATATCCTCGTAAATCATATCCATGATTTCAACGATCTTAATCTTCTTAAAACTGTCACCTTTTAACTCATTTGTAGTAGTTAAAGAGTTTACACCTCTGTTGACCTTTACCTTTTCACCGTCATACATAAAGATAAGCTTTCCGGCTCCTACTGCCTCATCCGCTTCCTGTTTGGTAAAGCGCTGGCAGTCAATGAAATCTTTAAGCGGTGCGTAAGTGATAGAAATACTCAAAGGTGTGCCGCAGATAAGACCCGCAATTCTCGGTGTCACCTGTTCCGGAGTTAGCACGGTTCCATCCGGGCGGGTAAGGCTTGCATTTACATTAATAATTCCTTCGTTATCTCCAAGCACTTCCGGAAGAACAACCTTGCGTTTCAGCTTCTGCTCATTCCTAAGGTTTTTAATCCAGGTAACTACTTCACTTGTCTTCCCGTCCGTCTTAACTGTCGGAATGGCCAAATAGTCAAAACGATTCTGCGCAAAGTATTTAAGCATTGCAGTATACTCCGCATTTACCTTATCTGCTCCACCCTGCATCACATAAACAAGGATTTTTCTCGGAGACGTTACATAGCCCTGCAAAGCGTCCTTTACGTACTGCGTATTTACCTCGCTTAAAGCTTTCGGGATATCCGTAACAGAAAACACCGTAAACGGATCTATTTTCGTCTTATCCTGTAATCCTAAGGCTACAATTCCTCTCTCGCCTCTTTGGATTGCAGACTCCCCTTTCTCAATGAAGCTAATGTTTACTTCCGGAGATTTTAATTTACTCATTTTCTACTCCTCTCATAAGTAGCTCTTTTACTTGTTCCTCTTCTTTTCTCTCTGCAATAGAATCAAACCACTGAAAACGCACGGTAATCTGAAAAATATTATTTTCCGCACCGATATAGTCAAATTCCACGCTATCGACTGTGACTAGCTTTTCTTTTATTCGTACTTTTAAATGAAAAACTTTCCGTATCTTTTCAAACACGGAAAGCTGTAATTCCTCGTTAGGCGTTTTCTCAAGCAACGTTATCTTAAACCCACACTTTTGCCTTACAAGGTTTATGGATTCATAAACAAGGCTATACGGTACAATCTCCGTATAGAAACAGGGCTGCTTCAGTCCTTCACGAACCTCAATGCCATAAATCTTAAGCTCCGGAAAGGCATCTCTTAAAGCCCTGTTACAAGACCTTTTCACTTCTAATAATTCAATCATAAATTATGCCTCTTCATTGCTTTAGCGACGAATTCATCGGTATCATCCCCAAAGCTTTCGCTAAACTCTTCTCTCGTCCGTTCCGCATAGTGCAATCCCGGAACGAATCCTCCGGTATCGTGTCCGAACAGCCATTTCCTGTGACCATTCTCCAGCAGGTGGAACAAAGGGTGCTTATTCGTTACGGACACCGCTGTCGCATGGTACAAAAGGTCCTTCTCCATCTCAATCTTCCATTTCTTCGAGATCGGCTTTTTCCCTTTCGTATAATACTTGTAGCCTTTATCATTACAGGATTCCTTCCATGCTTTTGCCTGCTCACGAAGATACTTCTCAGACTCCTCAGGAAACTCGTCGATAATACTTTGAAAATCCTTGTCCAGCCCGTGAAAATCAATATCCAAGGCGTCACTCATAGGCTATCTCCTTTTCTTTCTTCTCCGTGCACATACACTCGATAATATTGTTCTCCTCCAGAGGATTAATAATCGACTGGATTATGAACTGCCGGTCTTTATACACAAGGATATCCGTAGGCTTTAAGCCCTCCCAGTAGCGAAGCGTAATTTTAACGGACAAAGTGTGGTATTCCTTGTAATACTCTGTATATTCACTTCCTCTTACCGGACGAATCTCTCCGTAGAGCTTTTTTACCGGAGTTAACTTCGTCACGGTGGATCCTACGGCATTTTCCGACTCTTCGTAACGGTAGACCGAAATGACTTTCCTGAGTCTTCCTGCATTAATCGCCATCGCGCTCTCCTCTCGGAAGAAGATTCTTCGCGTGCATGGAGAGGATGACTTCTGCAGTACGGTTAACATTATTCTTATCCACAATCATGGAACGATTGTCATACATATCCGCAATGAGCGTAAGAATCGCAATCGTAATATCCTCGTGCCTCTCCATTTCCAAGTCGCTAAGCCCTGTATAAGACCTTGCATAGGATAGCGCCGCAATTTTCATTGCCTCCAAGGATAAATTTTCGCTGTCTGTTACATCGTCGTCCATAATGCGGCAATAGTTCGTGATAACCGGTATCGTAAGTTCACTTACCTTCATTCCTCCCCCTTTCAGAGTATGCAGAGCTAAAATATTAGACGTGCTTTAGGATTTACTAAACTTTCTTACCTTGCACCAAAAGCACGCCTCTATTAGTCAAATTCTTACTTCACAGTAAGCTTTGCAAGCTTCTGCGCATTCTCTACCTTGGCATCAAACTCCATCCATGCAACAACTCCGATTGCATGCTGGGTAGCAAACTTCTCTCTAAGAACCTGTACCTCCATATCCTCGGAAAGCTTTACAGCAAGTCCGGATAAATCGCCATAAAGCACAGCATTCTTTCCGGTAGCAATTTCATCCATGTTCTCAGATACATAGACCGGCTTTCCAAACAAGGTATATCCCCACTTGGTAGTTGCATCTTGGTTAAGCATGTATTTTCCATCTCCATCCTTAAGGAGTCTGATTGCAGTTCGTGTAGCTCTAGACATAATCCAACAAGCGTTCCCCTGATATGCGTCAGGTACTGAATCCTGCAGGGCGATAAGGTCATCAGCATCTACCTTTCCAACCGCCTTACTTGTTACCGACTGAGTAATGCCCTTGATCATACCGTCTACTTTTCCGGTAGCGCCCTTAAGAAGAATACCCTCAATCCAAAGAGATACTGTCTCAGCCATCTTATTCACTACGAAAGAGGTAATATCAAACTGAGAATTGTTAACAAGGCTCTTAGATACCTTAGACAATGCGCCGGCAAGAAATCCCTTAAGATTGATACTTCCAAACTTTCCAGCGGAAGACTCAAGTTCTACAAACTCATCCACGAAAGCCATCTGAATATCCTTGGCATCTGCCGGATAATACGGAATAGAAAGATCGCCCTTCACATTGTATCGGGTAGCCTTATTAAATACCGGAGAAATCTCATGTACCTTCTGAATAATCTTGTTAGCGATGGTCTTCGGAATCACCGCTCCGTTATCTCCTGCAGTTAAATTATCCGCTCTTTCCTCCAGAACAATTCCGCGGATATAGTTCTCAAAAGCTCTCTCTTCTTTCACCTCTTCCTTTTCCTCCTCTTTCTTCTCTTCCTTAGCCGTATTCTCGGTTAAGTTGTAACTGGAAGCTCTTTCCAGCTTCTCAATAGAAGCATCCAAGTCTTTTACTTTCTGCTCCAATTCGGTAAACTTGGTATCCTCTTCTTCAGTAAAGGCTCTAACTTCCGCTTCTACTTTTGCGGTCAGTGCCTTTAACTCCTCAACTGCTGCATTTCTCTGCTCCTGTAATGCTTTCATCTTTTCGTTCATGCTTTTAATCCTTTCCTAAATGGTTAATTCTTTCCCAATAGCTCGTAAGCTTCGGGGATTCATTCGTTTCTGTGATTTCTGCTCTTACTTCTAAAACTTCACCTTGGATAATTTCATCCGCTCTCGCGCTAATCAAAGTGCCTTCATAGCAGGGAAGCTTTCTGTCGTCGATAATGGAAACTTCTTTAAGATCCATATCTTCAACATAGCGACGCTTTAGACCATCACGCACTTCCTCGTTCCGTGAATCTCTGTCATAAAAGCCAAATGACCAGCCTCTAAGCTTACCGGCTCTTGCCTTTTCAATTACCTCACTATCTGTAATCGTCGCCCTAGCCTTTAAGCCGATTGAATCCTCAGAAAGCTCTAGGTTTGTCTTGGTGCTTCCGAGAACTCTTTCGTGGTCGTGGTTTAACAATAAATCCACATCGTTTCTTGTAAGTGCTCTAGTAAAAACACCGGGAACAATCTGCTCAACAAATCGTTCTCCGGTGCTTCTATCTCTCATAGGTCTTGAATCTCTGCCTACGGCATTTACATAGCCTTCAATTTCTACGGAATCATTCCGTATTTGAATCTTCATTCCCCTCTTCCTTCTCCTTTCTTAATAGTCT